ATCGTCTCCGATTTCATCTCGTTGACATTAACCTTCACGCCCATCGCCCGCAGTTCCATCTCGAACTGTTGCGCGCGGTAGTTCCCCAACGGGAAGCGTGCGAGGTAAGAATCAATAACGTCGGCGAAGAAATCAGGACGTGACCCCAGCTCCTTAACCTGCGTGCGAGACATGACGTGGCGAATAAAATAACCGTCCATACCCTGCAGGGTTTTTGCGCTGAGATCGGGGTAGAAATCCCAGACCGGGAGAAACTCGAAATAGGGTTTGAACGTCACCTGCTTGATCGGCTTGACGATCGGCGCAGGCGCTGGTGGTGGCCCGCCACTACCGTTCACCGGGGGCGGACCACCACCCCCATTCATCGGCATAGGCGCGCCCATGCCAGGAGTGTTGCCGCCTCCGTTCATCGGTGGCGGAGGTGATGTTCCGCCATTGCCCGGCTCAGCTTGCGGGGGTGACAGAGGTTGAGCGCCACCGGGTGGGAGTTGCAAAAGCTGCGGCGCTTTCTGCACCTTCCACGTCACGGTCTCTGACCGGCGCACGAACGGTCCTCGAAGCACGCCGAGACCATAGATGATGCCACTGCGGAGCACTGCGCGATTGAGCGCGACATAATCCAGAGCTTGATGCCCACCCAGCTCCTGAAGCTGATCGTCGATCAGAGTGCTGAGCTTATCGGCGCGCAGGTCCGCGTATCGATCGAGCGCTTCCATGACGTAGTTGTTGAAAGCGAAGGCATCGTTGGGATCGGGTGGCGACACCCCAGCTAGATCGTCCTTCTCCTTCGCCAGCTTGATCGCGTCGCTCACCTCGACCGCAGTGATGTCGGGCCAGGGCGCGGCATGGATTTCCCAGTTGCGCTCGTTGCCCTGGAACATGAGATTCATAATCCGCGCCAAAACCGAGATGCACTTGGTGCGCGTGATCTTGGGGTAAGCCTTGGAACGGTTGGGGCTGAAGCTCTGCTCGACCTCAGGATCGTAGAGCCCGAGATATTGTCGCTGGTTGGCGAGCCAGCGCAGCTCGGTGATGCGCCGGTCACTCACGTATTGCATAAACATCTGGTTGAAGCGCTGCCCTAGCGTGCGTAGCGCCTCGGAGGAAATCTTCTTAACCGGTGGGTCACTTCCCGGAGCAACCGACTTACCAGGAATAGGCGTAGGAATATCCAGCGTCGGCGGCTTGAGTGCCGGATCGGGAAACCCTTTAGCTGTATTGAGTGGAGGCTCACTCGTTGGCGGCGCATTAGCCATTAGCTACTCAGTACGATTTCAGCTTCCAAGCCCTTTGCAACATCCTACACCACAAGACATGGGGGCACCTTCTTTAACGAACGTGATAGGAATTGCGCTCCGGCTGCCGTTGCCATGGTGCCTGACGCCGAGCGCTAAGACTACCCTGTGGGAGACGGTAGCGCGCCTCGCGCTGGCGGTCACGATGGAAGAACCGACAAAGGTAACCGAAGGCATCTCCCGGATGGCTGTAGGCATTCTTCTCGGGATCATGCCCCTTAAGCGTTTCCCGCTTAAGGTCAGCAGCGTAGCGCCAACCGCCTTTGAGCGCGCGGATAAGAACCTGACACGATGGATCGATCTGAAGAGCCGCGCGGCCCTCGACCAGTGTGCTGGTGTAATAATCGATCGCGTCCAGACGGAGGGGCAGGCGGTTGTTCGATTCGACGTCGACGTCGTAGTGCTGCTTGAAGATTTTGACCACCGTCCGCTCGTCGGTCTGGGTGCGTGACGCGGCCGCCGGGTCGGCCGCCACGATGACACGTGTCACTTGGGGGAACCGATTACGCAGGACCGGCTGCAGCCGCTCCTTGACTAATCTCTCCGCCCCCATACCCTCCTGCACCAACTCGGCAAAGACCTTCACCCGCCCGTCGTAGTCCTGCTGCCCGAGAACCATGGCGCTGCCAGTGATGCCGGGGTCAAGACCGACCACGAGGGGAAAATAAGGATTGGGTTGGAGAGTGTTCGGGAGAGCCACGTGGAGATCGGCACGGAATCCGGGGACGACCGCCTTGCCGGCGATCGAGAAGCCCCACTCGGCATCGACGAACTGACGGACCCAGATGTCGCTCTTGCCGGTGACCGCGTCCCGGTAATACTGCTGCCCGCCCGGGAGGTTCTCAAGGTTCTCGGCGTCGGCAGTGAGCCCTCCGGGCTGGTGGTAGTAAGTCGCGATCGGCTCCAGCGAGGGGCCCAAGGTAGTCGAAGTTCGTCCCTGGGCTATGGCCGCGTCGCCTATGCTGTCGGGCACGAGACTTGGAACGAGCTGTCCCGGCAGGCGCTTGAAGCGCCGCACGGCGGGACCGTGCAGGTAGTCATACCACCATACGTCCTCGGTGCCAGGATTGGAGCTGCCCCACATCCCCCAAATGTCAACTGGTGCGCTCTCCGGCTGCTTGTAGCGGCCAAGCCGGGCACTTAAGGCATCGACAATTTGTTTTGGAATTTCGACAAACTCATCCAAAATTGCAAAATTTATCTCGAGCGAAAGAACCCTGCGCACGTCATCAGGTGTATCCAAAGGACGAAACAGAACTTCACACTCTACGTCGCCGTAGCGTAATGTAAATATCTTGTCGGTAGCATTCCAAGTCCCCGCCACCCCATCTTTAAACCAATAATTCCAACTAGCTAACGTCGTATCCTTAAGTTGCGGCAAAGTATTACGGACAATAACTGCCTTCGTTCTGCGGATACCATCACGACCAGGAGTTTGTTTACCGGCCATGTAAATAAGTTTAAAAAATAAAGCGGTAGTTTTAGCAGAACCAACAGGGCCAATAATCCAAGAATAAAACAGGCCAGATACTCGGTAGTCTTTTATAAACGCCTTAATGGTCGGCGCAGGCTTGTAGTCGATGATACCACCACTTGCCATTTATTGGTATCCTGCTATGCTTGCAACATCACTGCTGTCCCTGACCCTAACGGGTCTTACCTGCCGCAGTTACTCCTGTTACGCCGCCGGCGGGGTGATCCAGCAAACTATCTGGCAAATCATACGCCGCAAAACGTGGCGGCACATCTAATCCAAATCATGTCCTGACGACAGCGCGGGACCATCTCCTGCGGGGATGCCCTTGCCGAATTCCTTGCGGGTCGCCTCGACGCGGGCGTCCCGTTCTTCGAACGGGTCCCTGGTCGTATCGAAATTCGTCAGATCGCCATTGTAAGCGTCGTCGAACGTGGAGCCCTGCGGGCAGTAATTGTTGTCCGCGGGCGTCGTCGCAGGCGTGTAAGTTTCCCTGGCCTTACGGGGTCCTGTCGCCATCACGGTGCTCCTTTAAATTTCCGGTAAGTTTCCGGTAGGTTTCCGGTAGGTTTCCGGGGCTGAAGCGGTAGGAGCTCCCTTGCGCAGCGGGAGCTTGTCGAGCTGGGCCTTGGATTTCTTCTTGTCGGCAGCGACAAAATCAGCGCCGACGCTCGGTGGAATGCCGATGTTGGACTTGCCGGCTTTGGCGATCTGCATCGCCACCCTTTGCTTCTTACTTTCGCTGGGCATGGCTCAATGCACTCCCGACTTGACCTCGCGAAGCTTGCCGCAGTTGGGACAGGCGCAGGTGACCAGCCACTCGCCGCTGGGCAGCGAAGAGACCAGCGAAGAGGCCAGCTCCGGATCATCGGTCGGCTGGTCGTCCGCGTCCAGCATGGTGGCTACCAAGACGGGTCCGTAATAGACGTGCTCGAACACCAGGGCCAGCCGTGACGAACGACGCATCGCGCCCATGGCGGCACCATGTGTCAGGGTCCGGCGGGAGACGAAGAGGAGGGTCATCGCGCCGCTCGCCGCGCGGAGATGTAGCCGGTCGCGGTCGTGGTCGGCCCGAGCCCGACGAGATAGACCACCGTGTTGGCGGTGACGTTGAACCGGGCAACGCTGGTCGGCATCGTCTGCGCCGCTCTGCCGAAGGTCAGCGAGAGGTCGTTCAACGCGCCATTGCCGGCGGCGATCTGCGCCGGGGTGGGCAGCGTCGCGTTGGTGGTGGAGAGACCGGCGGCATAGCGGGTGCCGGCAGTGCCCGGGCTGACAAAGCTGACGAAGCCGCCGACATTCCAGTCGCCCGGGGTCAGCGTGATGCTGCCGATGTTGGCGGCGAGGAGGCTGGTGAGGTTGACCGCCGTGGTGATGGACTGCGCGATCTGCTCGCCGATATTGCCGGCCGGTGCCTGGGCTCCGTCGAT